CCCCAATCGAAACCGCGACGATATAAATCGCGGGCCGTCCCGTGCCAGTCCCAGTTATGGGTGACACGGCGCTTTGGCTGGTAGTTGACCCTGTCAAGCCTGACAGGAATCTTCGATCCAGCTATACTCCCGTGAAGCGCACATATATATAGTCCGTAAGGATTATATAACATGGGCTCTTCATCTTTAGGACAGGTAAGGAAACCGTCCATTAAACGATAATGTCTTCCTTTCGCAACGTACCGATGATAGCAAACGCTATTATTCTGGTTACGGTGTAAATTGGATGGCACCATCGAGTAAGGTAGCTTCAGACCAGCTTCGGGGTTCTCATCAAAAGGTACAGGAACAAACTTAACTTTGTTAAGCAGGACCTGCACAGTTTTTGAAAGAGGAATCCCTTGGCGGGCAGACCAGTCGTTCAGATTGTTAATGAGAGCATATCGCTTACCCTGATCCTTCAGGTCTTTACAAAAGACCGGACGAACGGGCTGACCTTTATAAAAGTCAGCACCACAGGATTCGCGGAAGGGACCTTCAACAAAGGTCTTCTCCTCGTTAACGGTAAAGCCTATTAGATTAAGGAGCCGTATGATATCTTGCGATATCTCACGTGGGGCGATTATATCGTCGCCAAATACTCCAAAATTTCCTAGGTTTGAGTGTGAGCTCTTAACGAGCTTTACACCCCTGAACCGCGCACAAGCAGAAACTACGCATGCAAAGATTATACTCTCAAGGGGGAAGGTTGAACCATTCCCCATGCTAGAGAGCATATTCAATGTATGCCACTCGCCATCAGGTAGCAAAACCTCCGGTGACCTAATGGTCATCAGAGTATCATTCATATACTTCGGTATGAAAACCTTAGTCATGAGCGATGCTACACTATTACTAGCTCCTTTTAGATCGATAGTAACGAAACTATCGTCCCGGGAGCCAGTATAGGCGAGCTCTCGATTGATATCTGCCTGAGTTTTGAGATCTATTCCAAAAACTTGGATAAGACGCTCACGCAAGATATGTTCCAACCCGAGTTGGTAGAACATATTAAGCGATGGCTCAGTACAGGTAGTTCTCGAGATAGTCGTCTTCTTTGGTACAAAGCCTAAAAGGCTACCTTTAACAATGGTACAGTCTCCCACTCGCATTTGCCGAAAAACTTCGGCTGAATACCAGCTGGGAAACTGCTTAACCCATTGCTTGTACATGAAGTACAAGAGAGGACTTGTGCAAGTCATCGGGCCTGCGAAGAATTTAGCATAAAAGCTAGTTCCTAGCGCGCCAACCGAACTTCCTTTACCAGTTCTCCCGTGATCAAGAAGATCATAAAGAGAGTGGAAAAGTTGTTCGCCTTTCGGGAAGAAGAAATCGTAGAGAGCACGTTTAAGCTCACCTACTAAGACTTCATCCTTCGATGACTCCATGGTCAGTGACCAAGACTTACAAGCTAAGTCGCTTGCTAAGAAGTCTTGAAGGGCAGCTGCATCCGCTGTATCCTCAACCTCTTCAAGGTGTTTTGCCAAGAAGTTATGGTAGAGGGAGTGGCATGCAAATTCCTTTGCTGTCATATCTGGCCATGTTTCCTTCTGATCGAAATCAGAGAGAAATGGTTCCAAGTCAGCTCTAAGGGCTTGTGAAAGAGCATGAGACACAGTGTTCATCAAGTCGTTCTCCAATCATTGCGTATAGCCTACGGTGTAGGCCACATCCAGTACCGGGTCGGCCAGATTGTCTCTGAATACATTTTCAGAACACAATTTGACCACAGGTAATCCATTCCTCCTGCCCCTGGCGTAAACGTACCGTTTACGTTGAGGGTTGAGGAACCGACACCTGAAAGCCATCGGTTGCCACTCTCGTACTCTGCCTTAAGTTTTGGTACTCTTGTTCCAAGAGTTCCCAAAACTCTACGGTATCTACCGAAGAGCTTAAGAAAAGTATGAGGAGGAAACCGAGGATGACCCTTCGACGTACCATCCGTATCGCGGTATCTTTTTGTAATAAGTAGTTGAGAATATTCCGATATGGAATTTTCTTGTCCACCATACACTTAAAGAGTACCCGCTATACAGAGGTCGCCGATGCCCGAAGCCTGGTCCCAAAGGATACCAGTACCGAGCGATACCAGAGCACGGATGTTTTCCGGATCCACGAAGTCGCCACCGGCGGGAATAGATAATTCCCATCGAAAAATGGCGGGCGCGGCGGCAGCGTCCGTATAGGGAAGAATCCCTTTACGTGCGTTACCTCGGAAGACATTCCGCGGGATTGGAGAAATAACCCCTGTCAGAGGATTTGGGGCGCCTAGGCTTTTCAGCTGGCGTTCCCGCATCATCATGACAGTGAATGGGTTACCGATTGAGTGAACAAGAACACCGGCCTGTGTTCCGCCAACGGCGGTCACAGTCCACTGTTTTGTGAACTCAGGAGCTGTGTCAGCAGTGATGGTGTACGTAGGGCTGGTAAAACCAGTCTGCGGACCACCAGTGATGACACCCGAAGGTGAAAATGACATTTTTAGAGATTCCTCTATAGAATGTTGGTTATGGTAGAAAATCTACCTAGGCACTAGTCTTCGCGATTCTGAGAGCAGCTAAATTAAGCCACTTCTTCGAGCCGACCCCGGGAATCTCCCAGGTGAAATCGGGTACGAGAGAGCCATAGTATTGGCCTCGATCGAAAGAGGTAGTGGAGAAGTTAATGCTTTCTGGGCGGTAAGTCCATGAGCCTTCAGGGTTCGAATTAACCCAATGGGCGCCACCCGCATCCTCAGACCAGCGTAGCTGTTTTGAGTAGCGGGTACGGCTAACCCATCGGAGATCTTTCGATCCGAAGGACCACGCACTTACGATGTCGCCGATATTAGTAAAATAATCGACGGCAAACGAATAGGGGATCAACTCCCAGGCAGTCGGAAGTATATCGCGCCAACTGGCGCCATAGTACTTAAAACTGTTCTGATCAGTTGATGGATCCCAATTCACTCTCCCGAAGAATTTGATCAGGTCGTTTCGCTTGTCATAAACTGACAAGTTAAGACGAATCTGACCATACGTCGGTGTATAGGTGTCATAAAGCTGGATACTTTCGTCTCCAGCTTGACCAAAGACTGGCCGCGAGCGCTCATTTGGATGATTCCAACGAGTCAACGCGTCCATTCCTGAGTCTATGTCACCTAACAGGGGAGCCCATCCGAAGACGGCCTCTAACCAAGAGTCCGACACAGCCTTCTTAAAATCCTTCGTGCCACGTTTAACCTTCCTCATCTTTCGATGCTGAAAATCGACGTGTCTTTGAAGTTTCTTTCGAAGTGTCTTTGCCGGGTTCTTTATTTGCCTGAGTGTCTCGCCAAGCTCTCCCATGAACGTGAGTCCATCGAAGGCACGCAAAATATTTTGCGCATTTTTGGTGAATTCAGACAAAGCCCTAGATTCGAGAGCTGACAGTGTTGCCACATCAATCACATTCGGCTTAATAGTCGTAAGTGATCTATTGGTAAACCCCCAATGCCTATGACCGGACGGTGAACTGGTATCATACCAGCCAGGCCTATAAGACCCATGCTGTTTGTACCCGTTCCTCGGAGTCGTCGCGCAGTTACCACTCGCAATTATCTTTCTCCAGTTAGGCTGCTTTATAGAAGCAGACAACTGAAAAGAGTTAGTATACGAGCGGGTGTTAGTTGTTTCGGAAACAGAGTTATCCGGGAAACTAACATAGCGTGTTGACTCATCGGTAAAGGTGTAGGTTGTAGCCATCTCTCATCCTTAGCATTAAAAGGAAGTAATGCGCCGCAGATACGAACCATAACAAAGAGATTTAACTCATTGTATATGAGACGTCTTTTCACTGTTATGCAGAGCTTTTCGGCGGTACACAACTACTATAATAAGCGAGTAGAGGCTAGTGTTCTATGAACAGAATAGCTTGCCGACTTAATTTAATAACAGACACTTGGTACTTATTAAACCAAGACTTTATGTCCGTTATCCAACCGCTTGGTTGGTAGTGTAACTATATAACTGTCGCCAGCTACATAGCTTGTTGCGATACTGTAACCCCTTCGGG